TCATCACCTTTAACAATACCATCTAGGTATTCTTTAAAGTCAGGATATTCGTTTGCTCTATTTGCTTTAACTAGGTTTAATCTTTCAACTTCATTAGCTTGTGCTTCAAAAGCATCTAATTGTGCCATTGTAGGTTTAGGAATATCAAGATTCCATTCTTTAATGTAAGCACCATTACCATCATCTTGAAGTTTAACTTCATTTAAGAAATCTACTTTTTTGTTTGTGTATAGTTTTATTTTAGTTGAAAGTTGTGTCATAATTATTCTATTAGTTTAAATCCATAAAAAAATGTAGAACCATCAGATTGAACAGTTCTACTAGCTCCTCTACCATGAAAAAAAAATACTTCAATATAATCTGTTGCTACTAAATCTAAAATAGTTGTTTGTTGCAATGAACCATCACTAGAACCTAAATCATTATAGGTATAATTAATACCACTTCCATTTTTATATAATCTAAGATAACTTGTTGAACCAGCATCCGATATACCAACTTGTGTTCCTATTAAATATTTTCCACCTTGACCAGAAGGTACAGTAAATCTGTAATTTGTTGAATTATCATAAGCAGAAGCTGTATCAAAATCCTCATCATTAAATTGTATTTTTGTATATGTTGCATTAGGAATACTTTGACCAGTTGTTCCTCTTCTAACTTTAAAATTTGGAGTATTAGTTCCACCAATACCAGATACAAAATTAGTTCTAGTCATTTTTCTTAATGCACTAGCACTATCGTCATAGATTAAAACACTATCTCCACCAGCAATAGAAGTTTCTGCTGTTGCACCAGTAATTAAATTAGAAGTTACTTTTGCAAAACCTACTGTTGCATCGCTAGGAGTACCTATATTTAATACATCACCTAATACTAAAATAAAATCTATTGAATCTGCAGATGTTAAAGCATCTGAGAATACTATTGTTGAACCTGATATTGTATAAGCTGAAGTTGGCGATTGAATAACACCATTTAAAGATACGATACAGTTGTTTGCAGTTTGTGGAAAATACGCAACTCCACCATTTAATAAATTGTATGTAGCTGTAGCCGATGTTGTAATAGCATCTAGCTTTACAAAATTTCCTACAACTGGTTGTTTGCCGATATAAGCCATCTATTTTGGATATTTCTGTTTAACTGCATTAATGGCTTGTTGCCATTTATTAGTGCCATTAATCTTATCCCAATACTGCATATCTAATTGCTCTTGTATTGATGGATAGTCTTTGGCTCTATCTCTTTGGTATTGATTAGAATTATATTCTGTAATTAGTTCTTGTTGCTTAGCTAGTATTTCATTTGCAGGAATTGGTGTAGTTCCATTTTCCCAAACTAAAGTATTAATATCATCAGCAGATATAGAAACTTGTGCTGTTGGATTTATTGCTAGTATTGATTTAATTATTGTTGTCATGTTATCCTGCTATTTCAAATGCTGTTAAAGATGATCTTTCTCCTCTATTAATAGAAGTAGTTCCAGAACTTTGTGATCTTGCATATACTTGATATGTTAAAGCTGAAGTGCTACTTGGACTGTCTAAATAATTTATTGCTATATTCATAATAGTATCTCCTGTTCCATTTTGAATTTTAACTAAACCATCAGCAGTACCAAGATTTGTTGCATCTCTATAAATTGTATAAGTAGAATCATAACCAGAAGAATTGTTAGATCCTGAAAAATTAGCTATTAAAAAAACTTTATTACTTGCTGATGATGGAGTAATAGAAACAGACAATGTATTTGAAGCTGTAACAAAACTTGTTGATGTTGTAGTTCTGTTAGTAGTGTCAGTAGCAGTAATTACTTGCAATACTTTACCTACACCAGTTAGTTTAGTTCCAGCTATAGCAGCACTAGCATTAATATCGGCATTAACTATTGTGCCATCAGTTATTCCTAGTGATTGTATTCTTGTTAGTGGCATTATTAAATTCCTTTTATAATTTTATTGTTAGTCTTTACAAGTAATTTAATAATGAAGTCTAGCGACAGCATACTATTTCCCCAGTATTGAGTTAATCTCAGCATCATTCAAACCTAATGCTTTAAGTTTGTTTAGTGCTGATTGTTTGTTAGCAAGTTCTGTAGCAATCTTTTGTTCATGTTCATTTTGTAATTGAGTAATTCTATTTTCTAATTCTTGTTTAGTAGGTTTAATTGCACCTTCTTTAATAACAATAGTATGTTCCCAGCACATTCTTTGATCGTTAGGAATTTTATCTCCATTATCATCATGCGTTCTCCAACCATACCAGTTAGGAGTATCTAAATTAAAACTATGTAATGCTTCTTGTAACCAATCTCTATTCATTTTATGTATCTCCTAGTCTAATAAATGATGCGTAAGTTCTATTAATAGTAGTAGTGCCTTCATAAGTAACAGAGCCAGATGCTGCTATATTAAATTCAACTTTAATATTTGTAGTATTTGTAACATCTAATAAAAATGAACCAGATAATTGAGCATAAGCATCTTGAGCATAAATCCCACCAAAAGATTCTGTTGCTGTGCTAAAATTTGAGCCACCATCTGTAGATACCATTATATAAATTCCAACATATAATCTTGCTCCAGAAGTACCAGTAACAAAAGAATTAATATTTACTAAATAAATTCCAGTTGAAGGAAAACTAAATCTACCAGAACTTTCTGTCATACCTGTTCCTATTATTCCAGGTGAATCAGTATCTATTCTTTCCCAATTTGCTGTTATTACCCCACTGCTTCCAACTAAATTTGTATTTATTCTCCATTGATCTGCTTCTGTAATTCCAAATGAACCAGATAATTTAGTAGATACAATAGCCGCACTTGCATTAATGTCTGCATTAACAATAGTACCATCTACAATCTTTGCAGATGTTATAATACCATCAGCTATATCCGCAGAAGTTAAAGGTACTGCAGAAGGTTTATTTCCTATAAAAGGCATAATTAATTTCCTATTATGAACTTATATCATCAACTACAGAAACCCAAACGTCTAATGATGAAGCTGTGTCTGAAATTATTTTAAGTGCATCTCCAGATTGCATAACAAACTTAGCACCACCATCTAAAACTTGTAATGATGAACCTGCTGGGATTGGAGCTGACTTTACTAAATAAATATCGTTAGAACCATCGTTAATATAAACATCTGCATTAACCGCAGAAGCTGTAATATTAGCAACTGATATTCCTACAACTGTATCGTATGAGTTAGCTGTGAAAGATGTAACAGCAGATGTGCCTACGTTATTGTTTGTGTATCTTCTAAAATTTTGTGCCATATTTTATTTCCTATTATATTATTTGTTACTATAAAGCAATTGACATAGCAATCGCAAAACCATTACTTGCTTTACTATCTATTTGAGTTTGAATAGCTGAAGTTACACCATTCAAATAACCAAATTCTGTATTATCTACTGTACCTGTTCCAATCTTAGTTGCAGCTATTGAATTAACTGCAAGTGATATTGTACCAGAAGAAGTTATTGGACTTCCTGTTACTGTAAATTCTGAAGATCCTGAATCAGCTACTGCTACAGATGTTACTGTACCACCTGAGCTTGGGAATACTTGTGTATATGAAATAGAACTAGAACCAAGTGTAGCACTTGTGTCTGTAGTACATAAAAATAAATCATCAGCATGAGTAGTACCTTCTGATACTAAAATTAACTGTCCAGCAATTTCTGATATTATATCAAATTCTGTATCTCTTGAAGCAGCTCCTGAAGCTACAACAATATATAAACCATTTTGAGATGCAGTAGATTGATCTTTTAATAAAACTCTATTTCCTGTTACTAATGTAACACCATCTAAAGTATCACCATTTTCTAATCCTGTAGAAATATTAACATTTGCAGTAGAAGCAACTCTAGCAATAACTCTTGTTCTAAGACCAGTAACTAAATTATCAACATAATTTTTAGTAGCAGCTTCAGAAGAAGATGACGGATCACCTAATCCTGTAATTGTTCCACCAGTTAAAGCTACGTTGTTAGCATTTTGAGTTGCTATAGTTCCTAATCCTAATGTTGTTCTTTGAGTAGATGCATCAGCATCATCAAGTAATGCTTTACCAGCAGTTGTTAAATCAAATACTGCAGCTGTTCCTGATCCTGTAAATTGAATACCTTTGTCAGCGGCAGAAGTTAATCCAGCGATTGCTGCAAGTTCAGCATCATATGCTTGTACGTTTGTACCAATAGCTAAACCTAAATTAGTTCTAGCAGTAGATGTAGAAGATACATCAGATAAATTATTTGAAGCTGTAAGTTTAGTTCCAAGTTGCGTTTGAATAGCACTTGTTACTCCTGATACATAACCTAGTTCAGTATCTGTAACTGTTGATACAGCAATCTTTCCAGATGAATTAGATATAGCAGCTCTACTAGCAGTTAAGTCAGAAGTTACTACGGTTGTAGCAGCACCTGTTATTGTAGCTTGTTTAGCATCTATTTGTGTTTGTATTGCAGATGTAACTCCATCAAGATATGAAAATTCTAAATTAGATACTGCACCACCGCCAATTTTAGTTGCGTCAATTGCAGCTGCTGCTGCGACTTTAGCATTAGTAATAACTAGTTCTGGTATTGAATCTCCAGTTTTAGATAATGCAGCAACATAAATAACTACTGCTTCGTTAGCTAATGAACCACTATCCCATGTTACTGTTACAGTTGTATTAGTTGAAAATGTAGTTGCACTTATTGTTCCATAGATAGTTCCTGGAGTTGTAGCTATTGCTTTAACTCTACGACCTACATGATAAAAACTTGTAACATCTACACCAGCTACTGTGAATGAAGTTGCTGAAGCATAAGTAATAGTAAATCCATTATCTCCATCTCCATAAATAACCCATTGAGAATCGTTATACCATTCTCTAATTTCTGCAGCTAATCCTCTAAAAGCATTATTAATATTAGAAGGTAACATTCCTTCTGCAACACTAATTGAACCTATTGTAGTATTACTTGATGCTGTTGTGCTGTAATCTTTAATTCCTGCCATATTAATCTCCTATGAACCATGAGAAAACTTTATCGTTTTCTGTATTGAATTTGTTTATATATGTATTTACCGCTTCTTCAAGTTGTCTTTGAAAGTATTCTTGCGTCTCAAATGAATACCTAACATTATCTATATCTTTTTCAACAACTTCTACCATTATCTATATCCTGCTCTACTTGCTACAAGATCTATACCTTGAGCATGATTCCAATTTGTTCCTGATGCTATCTTAACATTAGCTCTAACATATCTTCCTGATTGTCTTACAGGATTAATACCACTATTGGTCATAGTAGAACTTGAAGATTCTGTTTCTGTATCTGCAAGACGTTCTCTTGTTTTAACCGTAACTGTTGCTGTCGCATCTACAATGGGTCTAACACCAGTAATATTTGCTCTTGTTCCTGGAAATACTTCTTGCTCTGATGTTTCTATTTCAAATTCTAATTGATTACCAGAAAAGATTGCTGCTTTATAATCATTAGTAATACCACCTAAATATAACTGTCCACCAGACCAGAAATCTGAGTCTAATGCAATATTAATATCTTCTAAGTTTTGAGATATAATATCCATTAATTCAACAGTATAAGCTCCAACAAATTGTGAAAATATTTGGCTAGCATTAGCTTCTGCTAAAGACCATTTTTGAGTTGCGTAATTATAAATTAAAATTCTATCACAAATACCAGTTGTGTTATTTGTATTGTTTGCAGATGGGTATAACCACATCGCTAATTGATTAAATGGATCAACAGCTGCAACTATTCTATCTGTAAATGCTTTATTTAAATTACCGTCAAAAAATCTATTAACTTTTTCAGCGCCGATTGCTATAATGTTATCTCCGTCTATTTGATAAAATCCATCATCAGCATAAAAGAATACTCTTCTATTATCTTGACAAATAGTTTTTCCATAAACTGCACCTCTGTTTGGAGAGATAACTGATAATCTAAATACAGTTGCTCCACCTACAAAGTCCATACGAATAATTTGGTTTTGTCTAAATACATAACCAATTTCGCCTGATGTAATTCCAACAACTCTTCCACCTGATCCTGGTAAATCTTGAAAGTCTGCTGATTTTGAACCTTCTGTCCAAGTTGAAATATCATTTATTCCAGACCATTGAATTCTATTTGTTGCTCCGGATATATTTCCTGTAACTAAAAAATCTCTAATAACTCCTGATACTCTAAATAATGGTGGACTTCCGTCTGTAGCAATAGTTGATAAATTTGCAAAGTTTGTTGATGTTCCCATTAAATAATATTGAGGGGCATTAACTCCATTGCTTGCTATAACGTAATTTCCAAATTGTGTGAATGTAATAAAATCTGTGTTAGTACCTGATAAAGGAGTACCACCAGTAAAGTTTGTAGTTGTTAATCTTACGGTATCAGTAGAAACAGTTGTTAAATTATCTCTGCCTACAGCACCTCTTGTTACTGTAACGACTGCACCAACTACAGTTGCAGAAAAATCTGCATGAGCATCAATAGTATTTTTTAAATTTGTAGCTGTAGTATTATTATCTGTTTGAACTTGAAATTCTAATGCACCAGGAGAACCAAGAGTAGAAGTAAATACTACTGACGTTCCATTATTTTTAGTTAAAGTAATTGTTTTGCCAGCAGTTATATTTGCATAATCAGAAACTGTAATTGTGCAAGTTGCGAATGAATTGTTTAAAAGAAATCCTGATGCGCCTACATCAGTAAATGCACCTGAGGTTAATTGGTAAATAGTATCGTTAGTTGCAATAAAATTAAAAACAGTATTAGTATTGTCTCTGAATGAACCAGCACCCCTAGCGTCTGTTGCCATCGCATTAGAACTGTAAGACACCAAACTTTTAAATGGTTTATAACCTTGTAAAGCATAATAAACATTCTTAGCAACGTTTGCTCCTGGATTCAAGTGTTCAGGTTGATCTGGTAACCATTCACCAAAAGGTAATTGCATATTAATTATTCACTTACTGTTGTAACGAATCTTCTATTAAATGGAGATGATACGGTTACATCAGATCTAATTTGTAATGGCGATCCTGAAAACTGATCTTCTCTATCATTTAATTCAGCTCTTTCTAAAGCTGTTTGATACATTTGCGACCATTGTTGAGATTGATTTGGGTCAATACCACCAAGAAAATTACTTGCATGAAATAAACTTCCATACAAATAAATAGCTGGGTGATCTGTCAAAATATAATTGGAAGGGTTAGATACTGATAAAGCATCAAACTTTTTATAAAAATTTAATATGCCAGAATAAGAATCTGCTGGTCTTGGAGTAAATCTAAATGTTGATCCTAATATAGTATATGCTACTGGAAGCCCTGACATAGATGTTCCTTTAATAGAATCCATTTGAGGTGGGCTAAGATAATTCATTGCATACTTATCGTTGTTACTTAATATGTAAAAATCTCTTACTTGTAAAAATCCTGTTGGTGTGTTTTCTGTTTCTGAATCAATTGTAATTGTTGTTTGACTATGCATCTGACGTATTCTTAATTTAGAATTAAAGTCAGCTTCGGCAAGAACAATAAAATCCTCAGCTATCTCTGAAGTTAAATCTGATCTGTTTAACCAATTAGCAATTGTTGATTTTAATTCTGTGTATGTTGAGAGTGCCATTATAATCTACCTGGTGCTGTTCTAAAAAGTAAAAATTCAGAACTGTTTAATTTTTTTTTCATTATTTTATTTTGAACATCTTTTGGCAATGCAAACCAATTATTACTTCCATTGTATTCTTTTGCCCAAATTTCTAAAACAAGTGTTGGAACTGAAGCAATTCTTTTTAAATCTCTTGATTTAGAATAACCAGAGTTATGAGTATATAATTTTTTATTATGCTCTACTATTGGTTTATAATCTAAATTTTTTTCAATAACTATTCCCTTATCATCTGAGTGATAGGTAGTAGTTACTAATCCTTCCTTCTCAACTATCTTATTCATAGTCTAACTTGTTTAAATATTATTTAAACTATTTAGACATTTGACTAACAGAAGCAGTTCCATCAGCAGCACTTCTTATGAAAGAAATTTTCTGACCTGGATTTACTCTGATAATCTCAATTACGTTAGCTGGCAAATATGTATCACTAGATGTTGCAACTGGTGTACCTGCTATTTTATAAAAACAAGCTGTTGTAGCTGATAATCTTATATGGTTTATTCCTGCACCAAATGCAGCGCTAGCAGCAGCGGTTGCTGTATATGCTACGTTTTCATTTGATACTACTGCAAAAGCTGGATCTGTGCTATTACCTGACATTATTCGTTCTCCTCATCTTCATCATTAATATTTGTGTCATCATCGTCATCGTCTTGACAATTTTCACACTCCTTGTTTGATTGTTCGTATCTTAAATCTTCTAAGAGATCAATGATACTATCAATTTTATCATCTAAACTTAATTGTTTTCTTTTTTTAACCATTTGTTTCTCCGTAGTTAAATGGGGATATTGCTACCCCCACTATAATTATCTTCTTATAATAACTGTTATGTCTAGTGGTTGAGTCGTTGAAGATCCACCATCAGATGTAATAGTTATATATTGACCTTCTGTAACATTGTTAAGTGCTGTTGGTTCAGCAGTATCAATATCTCCAGCAGCTGAGCTTGTATGAGCAACTGTAAATCCACCACCTGTTACAGTAGTTCCATTTATAGCAGTCGTTACAGCAGAGTTAGCTGTTGTAATTGCTCCACCTAATACAGAAATAATTTTAATAATTTTTCCATCATCAGGTACAGCAATGTTAACTGAACTAGCAGCAGACACATCGTCTAATCTAGCAGTTAAAAAGTAGTCATTAAGTGTTCGCATTTTTTTTCCTATGTTTGCTTCGTTCCGTCTTTAGACTTCAAAGACCAAACAAAATTGTTTGTTCATGGGGGAGACTATTCCCCCCCATGAGTATTATATTATGATGTTGTTAAGTCTGCAACAATTCCTGAACCAGCTTCGTTTCTTGATTCAAGAGTATATTCAGCAACTAAGAATTGCTTCATAGCATCACCAGTTTTTGCAAGATCTTCTAAAGAGAAATCTCTTAGGTAAGCTACAGCAAAAAGATCTGGAGTGATAATTAAAGCATCTCTAGTTCTTTGAAATCTGTTTGGTGTTACTTGTAAAGCACCAAAATCAGATTCATAAACATCAACTGCAGCAACTAATCTTTTATTTTCAGCTGGGTCAAATCTTGTAGATCCACCTGTAAATCCAGAAAGTTTCTGCTTGTTGAAAGAACCAACCATAACCATTGAAGGGTCGCCACCATTATCCCACACTTGTTTGATAACAGATTTTAGTTGATCCTCTGTGAAAGCTCTTTGAGTTCCATTAGTTCTAGTAGTTGTACCAGAAGTTGAAGGAGCAGTTCCTGAAGTGCTTTCGTTTGTTTTTAACCAAGAAACAATCCCAGCTAAAGTTCTAGCTGTTGATGTATTTCCAGCTGCTACAGTTGTATTAGCTAGAAGTGATGTTTCCATATCTCTCTTAAGCTCTTTTGATGCTTTAGAGATTTGGTATGCAAGCTCAGAATTTCTTCCGGCTTTGTTAACTGCTTCTAATGTTCCAGAAATAACAACTGATTTAGTTGAAATTTGAGTAACGTTAGATTTTCTTGTAGTCGCAGTAGGAGTAGAGAATGTTACTTCATCACCTTCTACTTGTGCGTTTGATCCACTAGCTGCTGCTAATGAGTCTAATTGCCATTCATGTGTTACAGCAGTCGCTTTACTTTGCGGTATGCTAGACATGAAAGGAGTGTCTGTAGGCGATATGTTATAGATAATATCTGAAAGATCTTCTCTAAGTCCAATCGCATCGTACTTTGTAAATGTGCCTGATACTATAGCCATTTTTTTTCCTTTTATTTTTTGTTAGTTATAATGTCATAAAAGATACTTGCGGCATCTTTGACATTGCCTGTCTTTTTGAGACGACCTAACTTTTCCTTACGTCTTTGGAAGTTCATATCATTGCTGTCTTTTTTCACACCTGAAGATAAAAACTTACCTGGCTTAGATGCTTGCGCAGCTGAAACAGGTTTGACATTCTTAACGTTACGATACTTTAAAGCATCATTAACTAACATAACAATTCTATGGTCATAGATTTGTCCAATCTCAGCATCTTTAAATCCATAAGAATTTAAAAAATTTCTTAAATTGTTTTTAGTTGTACTAGCTTTTTGAGCATCATTAAATTCTGGCATTTTTTCTGCCAAGATTCTTTGCTGCTCTTGTACATAACTGCTTAGTTGTCTTTGTTGTTCTTGTTGTAGCTTATTAGCAGCTTCCATCATCTTCTCTTTTTTAAGGCGAATTTGACGTTCTACTTTTGTAGCTTCAACAGGATCTTCTTCATACAATTTATTCAGATCAACATTGTTGATTTCTGAATTTAATTGCTGTTGTGTAAAAGCAAGTATTTGATTTAATTCCGTAATACGTTTGGAATAGTCTTGCCTTTGTTGCTCCGTTTCAGACTGGAATTGCTTTTTTTCAAAAGATAATTCTTCTGTCTTTCTACGGTAGTCAGCATCTCTGGAATAACCTTTTTTTAATTCATCTAAGGTAACCTTTAATTCTTGACCTGCTACTTTTACAGTAAAGGTGGAATCAGGTTCTTTCTGAATATCTTCTGTTTGTTCTTGAGATACGTCAGTTTCAGAAACATCACTAGTCTCTTGTTCTGTTTCTGTTTGCGTTTCATCTGTAACCTCAGGTTGATCTGATTCAGATTCCTGGTTTATTGGTTCTTCAGAAACGACTTGTTCTTGTTTTTGAACTGGAGCTTCTTGCTCAAATTCATTTCTAGCTTCTGGTTTTACAACCTCAGCTTTTTTTTCGTTAATCTTTCCAGTTTGCGGATTAAGCAATCCTGTAATTGATTTCGCAGCTATCTGCAAATCAGACGCAGCTCCCTTAACAGGGTTGGCTTTTAACTCTGACATATTGTCTCCTTTTAGTTGAAGTTCCGCTATAAAGCGGTTGACCTATCCTAATTTTTATTATTAGAATTCTTTTTTTTCTATGGATGCTCTGAAATCTTCTAATTGTTTTTTAGCAAGTTTTCCAGTTTCCATAATCTCAATAAAATGATGTTCAACTTTTTGAACTATCTGAAATGCTAGCCATAATTTTTCTCTAGCATCTTGTTCATTAACACCTGTGTTTAATAAACTTTGAGAATATAATTTCTTTAAAGTTTCAATTGCTTCTACAAATATTGGTTCTTGTAAAACCAACTTTGCTTTTTCCGATCTACTAACTTCCGATTGGAGTTTCGCTTGATCCTGTTGTTGCATTTAATTCCTGTACCTGTTGTCCAAATTCTTGTGTTGCTTTTTGAGCTGCTGTTAAATTTTTAGAAGCATTATTTAATCTAGCTTTTGTTAAATTAACTTCTCCTTGTAATTTTGCAACGTCAATCTGTGTATTATACTTTAACTCTAATTCTTTCATTTTTGTTTGAAAGTCAAGCTGCATTTTTGAACTATTTAGTTGTAATTCTTTAAATTGTAATTCTAAGTCAGCTTGTTTTCTCTTGTTTTCACTATCTATTCTAGTGAATTCAATCTTTTCAATAGGCGTTAAAGCAGGTGCTTGCGGCGGTTGAACATACTGCATACCAACATCTGGGTTAACAAAGTAATTCTCTGTGTTTTTAAGACCAGCATTTTCAATCATTTTAGATAACGTATTATAAATATTTTTTAAAGTTACCATTGGATATTCTTTATTACCTTGCAAAGTAAATGCTTGTAATTGTTTTTCAAGAATACTGTTTAAAATAACTAATTGTTGTTCTTTAGAACCAGAACCTAATCCAACTACAATATTAATATTATATTTATCTTTCCATTCAGTTGGTCTTACTGGAATAAATACATTATTTAATTGTACTAATCTTTCTACTTCTTGGTATTTAACTGTTAATTCAAAAATCTTTTCAAATAATTCTTTAACACCAGTCTCTGCAAATATTCTAGCAATCAACTCCATACGCATTTGTGTTTGCGTCATTAGAGTATTAATTCCTGTTGCAGTTTTATTTAAACTATCAGCGTCTAATCCTTGTGCGTATCTTGTAACACCAGTTCTTGTTTCTCTAACTGTGTCTAAGTATTCAAGTAATGGAAATGCTTGAGCAGAAATTGTTTGGTTCTGCATTGGTAACATAACTTGAGAAGGCGGTTGTTTTGTTCTTACAACTCCACCTGGTCTAGCCGTAAGTAAATCATCAAGATTTACCATTCCATCCATAATCGCAATACGATTATTATTTGTTAGATACATATTGTCTAACAACTGTCTTAAAACTGTAGATTTAATTAATTGAATATCTTGTACTAATTCTGAAACTGATCTGCCATAAAATCTGTGTGGCATTGGTATTGGAGTTAATGAACAAAAAGGAATTGAATCAACTTCAACGTTATCTAATATTGCATCAGAAGTATCTCCAACAACTGTAATCTTTCTTAATTCTGCAAGACCATCTCCATCAAAATCTAATCTTACATAACATTCAAAAACGTCAATTGCATCTGTTGAAGAATCTGGAGAAGATGTAAATGGATATTCGTCTATATCAGAATATCTAGTTAATTTTTCAGAGTTAAAAATAATTTCTTGTGAGTGTGGTAATGTAGCTATGATGTCTTTATCATAACCCATTTGAATTAATTCAGTTCTTGTCTTAGTAGTTCTATGCGCTACAAAATTTGAATCTTGTATTGTCTTAGCATTTCTTTGTATTAAAAATTCTTCTGGTGGTACGTTTTCAATTTTAACTCTACCTTCGTCAGAACTTCTTCTTATTCTAAGGTTATGTTTCTTTGGTCTTGGTAAATTTAATACTTGACCTTGTTGAGCTGCTATTGCTTCTAATGCTTTAATTTGTTCGTCTTGAGACTCATCTTCTTCTTCTGAGTGTTCTATAACCTCAACGTTTTCATCATTAATAATAGATTGGTAAGAATCTTCATTTAGATCTTGATATGTTTCATGTTCATATTTTTTGCTTTCATCCCAATAAACTTTGACAATACCATTCTTTTCTAAAAGCGCATCTTTGAACCAACTATATAAAATTGTAAAACCTGGATTATCTTTATTAAAAATATAATTAATATAATTTGTAGCTTGGTCAGCAAGAGCAACATCTTCTGCTTTGACTGGTTCGCAAACAACAGTTCTATCTGATGCTGTAAAAATTCTAAGAAGATTTGGAAGTATAGTTTCAATAGTGTCAGCAACGTCAGTAGATACAACTTGAGAACGACCATCTATTTCAGTACCTAGTTTTTCTCCTAAATAATATTCAACTGATTTTTTTCTTTGTTCAGATAATTGTCCACCCAAATAACCTAGTGATGAATTTATTTCTGTACTGATAATATTCTTTATTTCTGTATCTGTTAATTTTGCCATATTAATTTATTGACTTAAAATATTTAGAAAAGAACTCTGATTTATTTTTATTATTTAAAACTAAATCTCCACCTTTTTCGCCTATAGGTATATCTCTAAAATATAATTCTTTAGGTTCAGGGTATAATCCTTCTTCAATTAATTTTTTTTCTCTCTCACTTAAGAAATCTTTTAGCTCATCTTGAACTTCAATATAAGAGCTTGGGTCTCTGTCTTTAGTTGATTTCATATTAAACAATATAGTTCGTATTTACTTCTATCTTTTTTTTCCAATTTGTCATCTCAATTCCGTAGCCAACTATTCCTGTTCTTAAAGCATCGGCGGCATGGCTTGCAAAATTGTGTATGGGTCTATTCCTAAAACATTGGTTTAAGTCGTCCCATTTTTTCTGATATGACTTTAAACATTCCATACCATAATGGCATTTGTTTTTGTCAAACCAACAGGTAGGTAGAGCTTTTCTTACTGCTTCAATCCCATCTTCTAAAGATAGTTTAGGCGCAACCTCAAATGCTATACCTAATTCTAATGCAGTTTCCAACCTTGATTTACCATAAGCTCCTAATTCTCTAACCTTAATATCATGTGGAGCAATATGTCTTGAATACTTATAACCTTTGTTATCAATAATATTTGCGTAGTGGTCTAATCCTTCGCCAGCGTTTTCGTAAAAATCTATTAATCTTATTTCGCCTTTGTGTCTTTGGGCAAACCAAATAACAGTAGAATCATTCATTCCTAAATCCCACCATGTTTCAACCGGTAGTTCTTTGTCGTATAAATTATCTATAACCCTACCATTCTTTTCGGCATCCTCAATAATAGATCCGTAATAAGAACCTGTTATTGCTGCTTGAAAAGAACACTCAAACTCTTGGTCAAACAAGTCATCTGACATAATTGACTTTGCTGCCTTTAACTCATCATCATCTAGTATCTTTGTTTCAGATGCTTTGTGTAATGATGAATACCAACCTTCTGTCTTTTGGGCGTATTGGTATAATTCAAAAAAATAATTTTTACCTTTTGGCGTTCCAATAAAAACGCACCATCCTTTCCTATCTGCCAAAGATGGTCTTATGATTTCAGGAAATAGGTTTGGGGCAATACTTTGTGTTTCATCTAAAATACAACCGTCTAAAAATATACCTCTTAGAGCTTGGTCATTTTCAGCGCCAAGAATTGTAATCCTTGCACCATTTGGAAAGTCAGCTCTTAATTCTGATTCGTTAAACTTAACTCCTGGAATTTTACCACCAAAGGTTTTGATGTAATCCCAAGCTGTTGCCTTACCTTGTTTAAAAGTTGGAGAGATAAATGCGTACCTAGAATTTGGCTTCTTGGTGTACATCGCATCTCTAATCATGTGATTAATACACATCACAGTCTTACCAGCTCTTCGGTGCAAGACCAATACGGAGAATCGGTGCTTAGAGATTTTATCATGCAAAAATTTTTGCAATTCTCTTGGCTTGTATGGAATCTCAAATACTGGCATTTTTAAATAAAACCCCCCTATCCTTAATGGACAGTCATGGGTTTAGCAACTGGTATCTTATCTAGTTCTAGTTCTTCTGTAATGTGTTGGCTAAAGCACCAAGCATCTTCGTAATCTTCAAATCCATTGAACATAACTATTACTGAATTAGTCATATCGTCAACCATTACTAGAGCTTTGTATTTAGGGTTTTTCATTTGGGTTTTTGTAGTTTGTATGTGTGTACCTTCTAACGTTATATTGACGACGCCAGATTTTGCTTTGGGGTATGGTCTAAACAAAACCCCCCCTATTTGCCTTGTAAAACGTATGAAACGCCTGCTTGCCTGGCGCAATACAACCTATGCTGCATTTCCGATAATTGTTTGTTATCACCAGTTTTAGACAATAGCTTGTCAACAGCGCAGTAATTCTATCGTAGGTTGCTAATGATAATTCTGGGTTATCAATAGTAATAATGTTTTTAGCTTATAGGTTGCATGTGCAACGTTGTGTCTGAACTTTGCAATTATCCTACAAACAAATCAATAAAATCAACAGCTTTAATTAAAAAACAACTAATAATTAATCTTGCCACTTAATGATTATTGGGTCTTTATTATTACCAGAAAGACTTAAATTATCCTTTTTAGCATATACTTTTGAAGCTATTCTCTCACTCTTCCATTTCGCCAAATCTAAATATGCTTTGATTAAATGTGTTTGGGCTAAGTCCGGTCTCAAGTTCTTGTCTGTTTCGTTCTGCGATTTATTAATACTTTTATTTATATACTCTTCAGCATTAGCTAAAAGATATTCGCAACCGTCTTGCTTGGCTTGTGTATATTTCTCTCTTCGTTCTGGGTATTTGTTTATCCATTGTCTAAAACATTCCCAAGTTGGTCGCTCTGGTCTCTCTTTAGTGTTTAGCACTTCTCTGATAGATTGACCTTCTGCCAGCTCCTGACATATTTGGTCAAATAATATTTCTGTGTATTTTGTTTTATTAGCCATGTTTATGTTCCTATTATGTTCCTGTTGATAAGTATATTAAAATAATGTGTTTAAGTGTATTGACAGTCTATTTACAATATGATTTACTCCGAATCACTTAAACAATAACTACGGAGATAAAATGAAAAAAACAATATCTTTACCTAAAATTGATTTTAACAATATAGGTAAGAAAATAAATGCAGTTGACTTAGAAATAAGTTTTGAAAACGGTTGTTTTGCTGCAAGCGGTACAGTTTGGAATAATATTAAATCTGATTGTATTGCAGCAGGTCAAATGCTTGGAGAAATTTCAAAATTTTATCCAAACAATAAACTTGTTAAAAAAATAGTAAGTATTTGGAGTCAATACCATTTAAACGATTTAACTCCAGGTTCTCCTAAACAAATGGCTTATTTAAAATCATTATCTAAACCATCTGACGCAGAGTTTTACACTTGGGAGTGTGAACAGCTTAAAAAGGTTGATTTGTTAATTGATAAATCTTTTTTTCATAACAACGAACCTTATAAATACGGTTCAGCTTGGTTAAAAACTGAAATACCTGAAAATGTTCAGCAAGAAATATTTTCAATTATAAATGAAAATAAACAAGCAGCTTAACAATTAACCGGAGATATAAACAATGTACTTAACAACTAAAGAATATAAGAAAGCTAAAAAACAAAAATACAAGTTTAAAAAGTTAACCGACTTAGGATTTAAGAAGCTGCCAACTGATGACGGCTTTGTAATGTTTGAGTTAAATCCTGCAACACTTAACAAAGGTAATAAATAAATGATTGAAGCTGTAAAATGTAATGATTGTCAATTTATTGGCGAAGAGGATAACTTAGAAATATTAAAAGACAATACAGAATATTTTAAAGGGTGTCCAAATTGTAAAACAGACTCATACTTAATTGATGTTGAAACAATCAAGGAGCTAAACTAATGAACGAAGATCTTAAACAATGCTTGCTTGCAATAGGTGTTATTGCTGCTGCATATTCTTCTATGTATTTATTTTATTATGTAAGTAAATATTTAGACCTTATTAACTAACATATTAAAATGGATAATGGTTCACCGGCGATAGCTTTAATAATATTTGGTATTAATGTTTTAATATTATTAATTTATTATTTAACTATCTAATCTCATCAAGTGGAGTATCGGATAACAATGTATATGGAGAGCAACACTCCACTTGAAACCTTAATTTAATCTATATGTTTAGGGGATAAAAAGAGAGATTTAAGATTAAGATTATATTGAATATAGAAATACCAATACTATCAGATTTCTGTACCTAAAATGTTCTTTTTGTCAATCAATAAAAAATAAATATTAGTTGCCAGGCGATACTAAACTTTGATAACCTACTCTGTTCACTAAATTGCAAGCATCAAATAGAGCTAGTCTATACCTATATTTCAATTGGTTATAAGTTAAATCTAAATACATTCTATTAAGTTTATTAATGCTTAATCTCTCCGGAAAGTTCCTTAAAGATAATAACTCCCTATTCTCCTTATCTAATTTTAGTAAAGTAAAGATTACTAATTCATATATTGATAGCTGCTTAGGCGTTGCTTTAAGGTTCTTATTTTTCTTATCATAATATCCCCAATCTTTACTATCATAATGGACTGTTCCTATTATCTTGAACATAGAAGGTGATCTATTATTTTTAACACCAGGTATTATCTTCTCAACGAATGAAGCTGTGCTTAGGTAGTTATCAAATTCATCTATTGTTATAGGAGTGTTAATCATTTTTTGGCGCAGCAGTTCCCTTGTATCATGGCTAAATAGTACCTACCATATCTTGATATAAATACAATTGGTCTAGCAGTTATCCCCCCTTTAATAAACAAACAATAATCTCAGGAGAGCTAGCTATACTTTAGTCTGATTGCTTATGCTTATATAAGCATATAAGCATATATAAGCATATATACTTAAATATACTAATAAGATTATATATAGGTATATATATATAGGTATATATAATGTCCAAATTTTGGACTACCCCTGTTCAATTTTTGGACTACCCCCCCTAAATAATATTGATAACGTTAGCTGATTTAGATGTATGCTTTTTAGTAGATTTCTTTTTAATACCTACCTTAATAAACTTACGGAACTGATTATTACGCTTAATAGACTCCTGGCGTTTTGATTTATCCAATGTGTAAGTTGATGTCTGTTCTAAATGGGTCTTAAATCTTGCAACGTACCCCAAATTTTGCAAGCGATCCAAATACTTGATGATTGTACCCCTAGACTTAATCCCTGTACGTTCTTGTAGGTATTTAAGCGATACCCTAATACCTCTTGGAGCATGCTCAAACGACTTTAAGATAACGTAGATAATCTTCTCATGGGAATTGAGTTCAAAAGAATCTAATATATCTTTAGTTATCTTCTCAAATTTAATTGTTATCGGTTTCATTTCTGTACTTTAAAATCGGCTTCAAGTTCTAATTTTAATTTACTAAAACTATTCCATATCTCAAAGTAAGGAAACCACAGTCCATTTTTTTGGGCTTTGCAACTAATATGATGAATGATTGTAGTGTGGTCTCTGCCTGCCAAAATTTCCCCAATGTTATGCAACGAATAAGGAGTTAGTTCTTTTAATAAATTTATAGCAACACTTCTTGCAATAACTAAATGCCTATCCCTTTTATCTGACAACATTAAATTAATATCAACCCCAAAATGATTTGCACTTCTGTAAAGAATAGCATCTATGATTGGACTAACTTTTGTTATCTTAACATTGCGCTTCCTAGAAAAATCCATAGCTTTGTAATTGCCAATGTGCTGCAATGCCAAACGATAACCTGTTTTAAATCCTGCTTTAAAAAAATTAGAATCAGATGCATCTAACTTCTGATACATAGTAGGTTGGATTAAACTTCTAATTTCCTTACGCCATACATTTTCTGGTTTTGGTCTCATTGTTTTATCCCCATCGTTAAGTTAAAACTTTCTTTTCTTCATGTAAAAATCTTGATTTTTTTGTCTCTGCTTTCTTATCACAGCTTCCTTTAAACATCTTATACAATAATCCTTGCCGTCAAATTCAACCTCTGCCTGGAATACACAATCACAGCATAATGGAAACTCATTGTTTTTATTTTCCATCATTTTAAATACTCACTAATAATTTCTGAAGATAATAGTTTAATAATCTTTCTGTATTCTTCTGTGTCTAATAAATCATACACAGCTAAACGCTGTATCAATGTAAGTTCATCTACTTTAAATTTAAAAACTTCTAAGTTAATCAGCTTCTCTCTCAATGCTTTAGTAGCAACAGGATCAATCCTTGCCATGTCCAATGCTTCATTGAGCGTCATTTTAAACTGCTTTTCTTGTTTCACAGGCATATAATAATACTTCTTGGTTTCTAAAAAATGTTCCTTGTTGTTTATTACCTTTGTAATTTCTAACTGTTCTTGAATAAGTTAAGTTATCAAACAACCTATCGCATTGATAAGCAGAGTTATCATTATAAAAATCAAACGTCATAATGTTTCCGTTCATCAATAAAATAGTTAAAACTAATTTCATCCTAATATCAAAATCAAAATAAGAATAAAAACAATTGAGATAAACTTTAGTCTTGTTTTATTAAGACGCTTATCTTCAGCATACGTTTTTTTCTCATTAATTTTTTGCATATTAAAATCAGATATAATTTTGTGTTGTTGTTTATAATAAGCGTTTATGTCCATAAGAGTCTATAAAAATATTACAACAAACAAACAGAATGAAATGATTGCTGTGTATAATATTACTTTGTTTGTAAGTGTCATGTTATTTATTTGCTTCATAAAAAGCATTAGCAAATCCTTGAGGTGTCATTGATCTAACCTTTGCTCTTTCGTTGGGTTTCATTGCAAAACTTTTGTAATGAATTTCTGACATTCGTTTTCCATTTATAGTGATAAACTTTGGTTCAACTGGATTTTTAATTGGAATATTAAACTCACCCCATAAACAAGTTTTTTTTGTGTAAGGATCTCCATAATCACAAGGGTTAAATATATGTTTTGGCTTCCCAACATAATGAACTAATCTTCCAACTGGATTTTCCATTACCCAAAATTTTGGTTTATGTGCAAAGACAATTCTGAAAACAGAATCAATAATTGATAACCCTTCTTGTAATGGTTTTAATCCTTTGTCTTTCCACCATCTAGCACCACTACCTGCAAAATGAGTACAAGGTGGAGCTGCAAGTATTCCATAAATTTGTTCTTTAAATTTTTTTAACATTCTAATATCACCATCAAAATTCACCCCCCCCCCCACAGTATTCCATTCATTGTAATCTATGATACGAACATCATAACCATTATCTTTATAAGGTTTAGACCATGAACCTGTGCCGCCGCATAAATCTAAAATAATTTTTTTCATATTACTGTAATTGATTTGATTGCAGCTGTCGGAATTGCGACTACGTCAGCGTAATCTATGGAGTGATCCTTGTTATAACTCCAAGAACTAAATATCTTTACTGTGTTTCTACTTTTAGAAAATAAAAAACCAACTGAAACACACTCAGCTAAAGTATGATTTAAAACTTCTGCTTCTGTTAACCAAGCGCCGTCAGCATTACAAATATCCATCCAACAAATCTCTACTCTTTGGTAATTAAATTTTTTATCCATTGAAAATATTTTCTATTGAAATTAAGTTTGCCATTGGTACAGAATAAACTTTGGGTCTATCAGTATAACCAAAGTCAGTTAAGTATTCTTTATTACCAATAACATCGCTTGAGTTAACATAACCAACCACCTCAAATATTGGACAACGATCAATGACTAATATGTATGTTTCATTTGCAGAACTATCTTGTCTTATGATTAAAAAGTTTTCATTCTTAGGTATCTGGCAACGAACCTGAACTCTTTGATTATTAAAATATAAATCAGCACCCCTAAAATTATTAACATGATAATTAAAATGTACTTTTAAAACTTTTGCAACAGCAAGTTCAGCAAGTGTACCTGACATAGACTTTGCAACCTTGTCGCCAAAGCTACCTTTATAACTATGACCCCAATTAATATTCTGTCTCATGCTTTCAGTAATGCGAAGCAACGCTGTATAACCAGCTGCAAGTATTTCGTATTCGTCTAATTTAATTTGAATCATTGTGATTCGTTTTATTAATTCTATTTGTTTTGACTGTCAATAATTTATCAACACAAACAACTCTAGGTTTTATATATAATTATATGCTATTGAATTATATATCTTATTTGTTGTGTATAAATTAATTGATTATAGTATTGCAATAAAGTGTAAATAGTAATACTGATTCGGAACATGAACGATCTTAGAATTACTGATCCAGCTTATAAAGCATTTGGTTTAGAATACGCTAGTGTCTCACAAAATAAATTACCAGAAGATAAAAGATTTTTTAATTATATAGTTCTTACTCCACAAGAAAGAATGAACATGCCTAAGCGTTCTCACTTTACTATGGGAAACATTGTTCATAACGCAGTTCAAAAAATTCTTTGCAAAAAAGAAACATTAAAAGATGTTATCTTTAATAAAGAGAAATCATTATTCAAATCATTAAAAGCAGAAAAACCAATAGACGAAAAAGATAAAGCCAAAAGATATTACATGGCTAAGAATTTTAAATTAACATTAAAGCAATTTCAAACAGCAATAGAGAGTCTGCCAAAACAAGATTGGAATTTTGAAACTGAGTATGCAACATGGATAGATGGAATAGGAACTTACTTCAAAATGTTTATAGATTTAGAGGGGCAAGATTACATTGTAGATTTAAAAAATATATTTGGTTCAGTAATTAAAACTAAAAAAGGTTATTCATATACTAAGAGAGCAGTACCTCAACAACCCTTCCATAGCGATTGTATGCAAATGGCAGCTTATAGTTTTGCAACAGGCGGTAAGAAACCTGTGCTTATTTATTCTAATCACTTTGAACATAAAGTATTTAGCGAAAACAATTGTGATGATTTAAAACCTGAGAACTTAAAACATTATTTAGATGAGTTGGTTATGTATCAACAAATATGGGAACAGAAATTAAAGTTAGCCAATGGAGATCCTTATGCTTTAGCTAGACTTATTAAACCAGATTTTTCAGACATAAGAAAAAAGCAAGACTTCTTTTGGAATGATGTACCTGAAGAATATATAACTAGATTTTTAAATTATTATAAAAAATGAACAGCAATAGATTTGAAATATTTATTATAGCTATGCTTGCATTGGTTGCAGTTGAAACTATTAGACACTTATTTGGGATATGAAAACGATTAACAATAACAAAGGAGAAAAAATGGAGAGCATAAACCTGATAGATGCTATCAAGGAATTTAGTGAAAACACCAAAGACAGTTTCATTAATATTCAAGGTAGAAAATATCTTAAAGTAGTTGATAGACTAAACTTTGTAAGACAGAAGTTTGGGGAGAGACTATGCGTTAAGACAACAACAACATACCCAGATGGTATGGCAATGTTTCAAACGGAAATCTTTTTAGATGGAAAGTTAATTGGAACTGGACACTCTAAACAAACAGTAAAGAAAGATAAAGAATTTGAGAAGATAGAATCAGTATCTATTGGTAGAGCTTTAGGTATATCAGGATTTGCTGGATCAGAACTAGCAACCTTTGAAGAGATGAATGATTTTGTTAAATCAAATCCAATACAAAATTTTAGTAACACTTATGTCCAATCTAAGTCTCAATCTACAGATGAATCTAGAGACGACATAATTACTAAGATACAAGATGCAGAAAAATTTTCAACAACACCTGGAATATTAGAAAAGAACTTGCAACAAATTTGGTCGCAGTATTCTGAGAAGCTAGGTTTTATGCAAGTTGAAGATCAAGACTTCTACAATGCAATACTACAAGCTAGAAAAAAAGCAGAACAAACAGTTAGAACAAGGAGTAACAATGGCAGATAACAAATATGATAATACACTTTCTCTATGGAAAAATGCAAAGCGTAGAGAAGGTAAGCAAGACCCTCAATACACAGGCAGCGGAATGATTGAAGGAAAAAAATGGTCTATCTCTGGTTGGATTAACACAGCTAAGAAGAATGAGAAAGCACCGGACATTTCTATTAAAGTGAATCCGTTTAAAGAGTCAACAAAAGATAAGATGCCGTTTTAATTTATGAGCGATAATATTAATCCAGAACATTATAAGAATAAATCTATAGAGACTATTCATGCTATCTGCTCTCAGTTAACTGAGGTAGAAATGATTGGTTATCTTAGAGCTTCTATAATGAAATACATTATGCGTTTCGGCACAAAGAATGGACTTACATTAGAGAAGTCAATTGAAGATGCTAAGAAATGCAAATGGTTTATGGATCAATTATTATTAGAATTAGAGTCTATTAAGAAATCAGGTAGTGATTCTTATAAACATTCTAACGTTCATAGTTTATTTCCAAAGGATAAAAAATGAATAAAAAGAATGGCAAAGACTATATCTTCTTAAGTAAAGTCAAGGCGGATGTATTAAACTACATAGCTAACTTTGTTAAAGAGAAAAATTATTCTCCCACTTTAATAGAGATTGGCAATCGCTTTGGCTTTACTAGAAGTAGATCCAATGCAATCGTAAATGATTTGGCTAGAGCTAATCTATTATCTAAGGATGTAAGATACCCTCAAAGAAAGATTAAGTTAAGTCATCAACAACTAACGAAGATAACTTCTTTGAAGGTTAATGAAATATATCCGGTAAATGAAATTTGAAAAAACATATTTTTACGAATTCAATGCAAAGTTTAAAGAGATTTTTGATGATGTGGAAGTTGCTGCAAAGTCAGAAAAACCTAGTGAATTAAAAAGCATGGACATTACGAACATACGCTTTTTAAGATCTAGTATTAAACAAGTAAAGGAAAAAGAAAAAGATGGAAAAAATCCATGATCCTAAACAACAAGTCAAGATAGAAAAGCGTTATTATACTCTACTTGAAAAAGAAAAGAAGTTAGAAGAAGAAGCGCTTAAAGTTGCAGAGAAGAAAAGAAAAGCTGCATACGAACTTGGTATGAAGGATTTAGAGTTTGAAGATATAGCCAGTTAAAGAATAATTGGTATGTGTACTGCAGGTTGTGAAACAACTAAGGAGAGAGACATGACTAAAAAGAAAGAGATAACAGGTTACTACGGATATTACGATAGTAAGAAGAAGCGCAGAGTGCTAAAAGTATTGTATAAAAAAATTTAATTATTAAAGAATTCAATTGGAGAAATAGACTGCCAAATGAATATTGACTATGTCAATTTTGAAAGTGTCTATATTTGTTTTTATCTAGCGTAGAAGTATAGGGGGTTTTTCGTTGAGACTCCCTATATTAAATTAGTTTGCAAAAGTCTTTGCGTAATTAGGTTTCTTATTTCTTCTTGATCTTCTTTCAGCTACAATCTTTCTTTGAATAGCAGAACGTTTTTCAGATTCACTCATACCACTAAGAACAGATTGAGGTACACACTTAGGATATTTTCTACCTGAACCTTTTTGTCTACCACAAGGTTGATACATTCCATTCTTTTTAGAACGTATATCTACCCAGTTTTGTTTAAACCATTTATCTAAACCGTTAGCCATTATTTCTTTTTAATTATACCTCTGCCAATAAGAACATCTTTAAATGTAGTTTTACCATCTTTGTTTAAATCTGGAAAACCTTTTTTATTTTTCTTATTTTTTTTACCGAAAAAATCTTTTCTCATTTCATAACCTTTCTGTAGCCACCACCTTTTTTCTTATAAGTCTTTACAAGATAAGCATTAGCGTATGCGCTTGGATATACTTTAAATTTTCTTTTAGTTAATGCTTTAATTCTTGCATATAACTTTGGGTCTGTTGGTCTGTTGACTGTTGCCATTATTTTTTTACTCCCTTAATTATACCTTTGTTAAACGAAGCATAGAATACAGAAGTTCCTCTCTTCTTACCATAATTCTTTTGCATCTCTTTCATTATCTTAGTTCCTTTTTTACTTAGTGGCATAGTTATTCCTTTGTATTATAAAATTGACTATCATCATTTTCAGTTCTCCAACCGTCAGTCTCTACGCTTGGATAGTCCATATTAGTTTTATAATCTGGAATATTATCTTTAACAGTAAAGTTTGGAAGATTAAATAAAATTCTGTTATTGGGCATTAACGCAAAGTTTCCGCACCATAAATCATCATTAGCTATCTCTAAAACATGATGATGCTTATGTTCTGGTGATATTTCTGAATAGGTAGTGTTTAATAAATTAATATCTGGTTGACAGTAATCTATTGAGAATTCGTAATTAGCTTTATGCAATTGATTATTTCTATCTAAGAACTTACATTGAGAAGTGGCTAACGCATTGTATTCAACAACACCTGCGTAATAAGATAGGCAATCCCAATAAGCTAAATCTTTTAATTGTAAATCTTTAACTTGAGTTCTTTTATATCCGTCTGCAAAGAAAGCATGTATAGGAAGTCTTGCATAGTTAGCGCCATTAGGCAGCATAATATTAAACAAAGGAGTTCTACCTTCTAAAGTAGTAATAGAATG